GCACCAAACCAACAACGAACAACTAACAACGAATAACTCGCGAAGCGCACGGCCCCGTCGTCTAGCGGCCTAGGATATCTGGTTCTCAACCAGAAGACCGAGGGTTCGAATCCCTCCGGGGCTACCAGCACCACTCATAGATTTGCGCTTGTCCCCCGCAACGCGCAGCACGCCCGACACGTCGCCGGTCACCGTGCAGGTGTAGCAGCCCTTCTCTTTGGCTGGCAGCACGGTGATGTCGGTCACCAGTTCGGCCAGAAGTACGCGGGCGCGCTCCACACGGCAGGGATCGGTGAGTTCGGCCAGGCTGCCGAAGGCGAGGTGTTCCTCCACCACGGCCGGGATCGCGGCCAGCGCTCGCTCCAGGGCCTTCTCGATGGCGCCGTCATCTGGGCCGGCCTGCTGCTCCGCCAGCCGGTCGCGCTCGGCCGTCAGCCGATCGAGTTCCCCGCGCAGTAGGGCGGCTGCGCCGTTGTCGCCTCCCGCCCGAACCGCCGCCATGACGTTCTGGATCTCCCGTTCCACCTGCGCCAGGCGGTCCTTCTGGGGCTGCTTGCTGCGCTGGCCCTTCGCCGGAGGCGCGTGGCGCTTGACCGCTTCCTTGGCCGCCGCTACAGCCTCTGCTATCGCCTCCGGGCAGAACAGGTACTCGCGCACCGCCTCCAGCACTGCGACTTCCAGGGCCTCCCGGCTGGGTGTCCCCTGGAATGAGCACAGGTGGCGCCCGCGATTCCTCCGCGTCGCGCAGCCGTAGCCCCTCAAGCCCGCCCCGGTCAACCGGCTCCCGCAGATCCCGCAGCGCAGCAGCCCGGACAGCAGGTGCTTGTTGCGGTAGTGCATGGGCCGCTCGGCCGCGCCGGATTCCTGGCTGCGGGCCGCCTGCAGGCGCTTCACCTGGTCCCACAGGGCCTGCGGCACGATCCGCAGTTCGGGGATCTCCTTGACTACCCACTCCTCGCGCGGCAGCGCCCGGCTCACCTGCTTTTCGGTGTCGGGGTCTATGGGCCAGGTGCTGCGGTTCCAGGTCGAGCGTCCGATGTACTTCTCGTTGTTGAGGATGCCCAGCCCCCGCTTCCGCGAGCCTGCGATGGCCGTGTAGCCCCAGGTCCGGGAAAGGGCTGAAGTGCGGTTGCGCCAGCGGGCTCCTGGCGGGGGAACGCCCTCTTCATTGAGCATCGCCACGATCTGCCGGGGCGACTTCCCGTCGGCATACAGGCGGAAGACGCGCCGGATCACCTCCGCCTCGCCCGGGTGGATCACCAACTGGACGCCGACAGACTTGCCGGTCCCTTCGGGGTCGTCCTCGCGCCGCTCGAACAGCCGCTTGCCGCGGTAGCCGTAGCAAGCGCCGCCGGCGTGCATACCGCGCAGCACCTGGCCGGCCAGCGAGCGCCGCTGCCGTTCGGCGTTCATCTCCCGCTCCGCCTCGGAGGCGATCCCGCTGACGGCGACCAGGGTCTTGCCGGCTTTCGGGCTCATGACCGTGTCAATGCCATTGGCGATAGCCACCAGGCCGACGCCCCAGAAGCGCAGGCGCCTCTCCAGCCGCAGGGCCTCGGCGTTGTCGCGGGTGAGGCGGCTCAACTCGTCGGTGATCAGCACGTCAAAGTCGCGCCGCTTCGCCGCGGCCAGCATGGCTTGGTATCCTGGCCGCGCCTCGGCCACGGCGCCGCTGATCGCCTGGTCGGTGTAGATCTGTTCCTCATCCACTGGCCAGCCGCGCGCTTTCGCGCACTGGCGGGAGCGCCGCACCTGGTCCTCGATGCTGGTCTGCCGCTGCAGATCGCTCGAGTAGCGCGCGTAGATCGCGGCTCTCATCACGGGACTCACTGTCGTCCTTTGAGCTGGCATCCTACCCATTCATCACTCGGCGTCGCCGGAATAGCAAGGCCTTGGGGGCGCTTTCTCGCTGGCCACAGGGGCGCCTGTGGGGCGCCAGGGCCAGCAGGGCGGCCCCTTCCGCCAGGCACGCGGCAGGCATGAGTCCAGGGTCTGACCTGCTGGCTGGCATGGTTGACCTTGCGGTACGTACGGCACCCGGCACCCTCTGATCGTTGCATCGGCGGCAGGAACGTGAGCGCCCGGGGTTAACACGTGCTGGTATATCCGCGGCATTTAGGGGAATTGGGGGAATCAAGGGAATCATGACTCCGGTGGCTCCGTCTCCGCTGCGGCGCCTTCCCCAAATTCCCCCAATTCCCCATTCTGGAGCGGGAGGAGGCCCGCAACAGCATCAGCACGCAGCTTGATCACACGCCGGGTCCGGCCGGCGATGGCCACGTTGGGCGTCCTTCGGGCACTCCCCGGCTCGACAGCAATCAGGCGCTCCTCGTCGAGCAGCTTCAGCAGCGTCCTCAACTCGACAGGGAACACCTGGCCAGCCGCTCGTGCTGCAGTGCAGACGAACTGGTACGTGGCCTCCGGGTAGAGGAGTAGCCAGTCTTCGTCCACGATACCCAGCAAGACCGCCCCCGGCGCCGGACGCTCCAGGTCGCGATCATTCCACCCCCACGTCACGGCCTCGTCAGGAGGCCCGCCTTTCGGCGCCTCAAGATAGGCGCGGCGGCTGGCGAAGCCGTCCGCCAGAAGAGCCAGGAACCGCTGGGTCGGCGTTTCATCAGCCAGATGACCTGCCTGCTCGCGCGCCAAAGCCATGAGGGAATCCCAAGCCTGGCCAAGCAGATCGTCTCCTTCCGAAGGTGTCAGTGCACCTGCCTCGACCACCATCGTCAGGAACTGCTCAAGCCCAAGGTAGAGATGGGCTACTTGGCCTGGCTCGCGCAGGTGAACGCCGGTCTGTTGCGCCTGCTGACGGAGCACCCGAAAACGCTCGGGCAGTTCCTCCTGAAGCGCCTCCATCTGTGGAGACAGCCGCGACACATACCAGGCCATCGCCTGCGGCAGTAGATGGCGCCTCTTCTGCGCGATATCAAGCAGCAGCAGATCAACCGCGCCCTTCTGCACCGGGACTGGAAACATGCGGGCAAGGTTCGAATGCCCGGTGGGCAGCCTCTCCCCGGTCGCCAGGGGAAGTGCCCGGGGCGGAAGTTGTGGCCGCAGCGTCGTATCGGCGCGCATCCGGTTCCGCCCTATTCCGTTCCCCACTCCTCGCACCAGCCGGCTGGCCACCTGAGCCATGGCGGCCGCTTCGCGCGCATCGGCGGGAGGGTGGTAGTCGTCGACGACCAGGAGCGCGTCCTTGAAGGTGAACAGGCTGCGCTCCACCGCGTTCGGCGTCGATGCGAACGAAGCAGGGAGACTCTTGCGCGTGAAGTTGCCGAAATGTCCCTGCGCCAAGGCCGCCAGTTCGGTCTTGAGCCCGCCCGAGCGGCCGTGGAACCACAAGGTCAAGTCCGGTCGCTCGCTGCCCAGAGCCTCGCTGAGCGGCGCCAGATACACGCTGCCCAGCAGTGGAACCGTGACCGTCAGCGGCCCGAGCTTGAGCAGGCTGACGCTCGCCTGAAGCGCCTCCGTGGGATCTTGGGGAAGGGCCGGCAGGACGAAGCGATCCAGCCCCGATCCCAGCATGACCTTGACGCCATCGACCAGGCCATCAGCGCGGATCGCACCGCCCCCATGGAGGTAGCACCATACCCCATCGATGTGGCGCCACCCCGTGTGCGCGTAAACCCGCTGCTCTTTGACGTCGCGGCTCAGCCGCTGAATGGCCTCCCGCAGGCGATCCTTCGCGCCGAGGCCGGCCGCCACGGTCGCCCGGGCGCCGAGATGTTCCACCGGCCAGTTCATCGGCGCGAAACTGCTGGCGGGGAGAACGACCCTCTTGGGCTGGCATCCCTGCACCGTCGCCAGGATCTCGTACTGTCTCACGGTCTCAGCGCCGTCGTCCAACTCGATGTCCGTAGTGATCTGCGCGATGAAGTTGGCCAACGTCGCTGGCAGAGTGCCGCCGTCCCTCTGGGGCTTGTCCCATACCGTGCAGCCGTTGTGGAACCGGTAGGGCCCGTCCTGCCCGTGCCCGGTCGCCATGTCCTCCGGCTGCGCCGGCAGTTCGTGGATGCGCAGGCCGAGCCATTCTGCCAAGCGATCCACAACACGCCTCCCCAGACACTTCACGAGTGTCGGTGTGCCCGTCACCGGCTCGCCCCGGGCGCGTCGTGCGTAGGTGTCCCGCACCGCTCGCAAGCGGTCTTCGTGCTCCTCATCCAGTGCCGCTTCACATACCGCCGCCACGAACGCCTCCGCATCTGACTGCGGAAGGCGGTGGTTCACCAGGAAGCCGGCCAGTGGGAGCGCGAGATCGTGCCTGCCCTTCCTCCCCCAGCGCCGCGCGACCAGCGTCACGGCGGCGGTCTTGCGCACAGCCTCTTGGAGGTCGCTCGCTGAAACAGGGGCGGGCTCCAATTCGCCGATCCAAGTGAGCCGCTCGCCGCTTGGGTGAATGCTCGGCGGGACTAGGGTCTGCAAGGTCCCGGTCGGGCTGCTGGTGCGCAACTCGACCAGCGTCGCCTGGGCGTCATCGGCCGTTTCGGGGTCCTTGAACTTCTGAGGGGCGGCCCCTCGGCACACGTACCACCAGTGGCTCAGCGGAGCGCCCGTCCTGCCGTGCTTCATCCCGGTCGCCGGCAGAAACCGCGCAGCGACTCTGCGGGCTTCCGCGCAGTCCAGGTCCACATCGGTCAGCCCGCCGCTGGCTTCGCCCAGCAGAAGCCCGATGTTGCCCCCGTCCCGAAAATGCCGGGGAAGGTCATCTCCGGTTAGCCGCAGGTCTTGCCAACGCTTGATGACGGGCGCCTTCGACCTAGCCGGGATGGGGACCGGCCACCAGTGCTTCTCAGCAAAGAACACCGCGGCGTTCAGAACCGCGTTCGGTTCTGGTTCAAGCATCGTCCTTGTCCTTTCAGCCGGGCCGCCGGCCCGAGGGAAGGACGGCCCTCCGCGTGCACGCGTGGCCGCACGGCCCGGCTAATCCGTCTCTCCGTCCTTGCTCGCTACCCCCTGCACTGCCTCACGCTCCACCTCGGCCAGCGCCGCGCGCCACACGCGCTCGCCAAGGCACTCGCCGACCAGCCTGGCAAGCGCCAGCGCAGCCGGCGGTAGCCGGCGCGACACCACTTCGCGCCTCGTCGTAGCGGCGGGGGTATCAGCGCGCGGCGCCATCGCCCTCTGCCTCGTGGCGCTTGCGCCCCGCCACCAGCGCCTCGACGTCCGCGCGGCGCTGGCGGCGCCGCCCCTCGGCGAAGCGCTTGACGTCTGCGAGCTCGAACACGCGACTCCAGCCGACCCGCTGGGACGGCAGCTTTCCCTCGGCCGCCAATCGTCGAATTGAGTTCGGGTGCAGGTTGAGCAATCGAGCTACTTCGCTCGGACTGAGTAAACTGGACATCTTTCAGAACCTCCTGGCATTGACGAAACCATTGCTCTGCGTCACAATCTGAGCGAGGTCGAATGTTGAACCCTCACCCATATGCAGCAGTGAACGCTAAAATGGGCTGTAAACCGGGACATTTTGATGACGCCGGGAAAAAGGTGATGCCCGCAGAGGAAAACATGATAGTCCACGGCGCATCGGAGCCGCTGAACGCTACGGGCGTCGATCTAAAGCGATTGATGGAGAGCCTGCCTGACCCGTACAGTGCTGTCGAGGGCGTACGACAGCTTGTTGAGTTTCTCGAGTCGCTTGCAGGCGAATGCGCTGGTCGCGGCCGACCGTCGCGGTACCAACGGACGGACGACATCAAGCGACAACTCATCGAGCTTGCCACAGGCGTGATGCCATGCCTGCGTCACGCGGGTGCGCATGGGTCAGAGGTCTGCCGGTTGGGGCGTCGCGCCGTCGCTGAGGCCGCGTGGGACTTGGAGGAGATCGCAAAGCGCAAGGGCGCTCCTGTGACCCCGTTTCGCGGTAAAAGCGAACTGTGGCCGCAGCTCGACAACGGTATCTCTGTGGCGCGGGGCGCCCTCCAGCTTGCGGTGGCTGTCGCCCTTGCGCAGGAGACCGCTGGCGAGGGGTGGGTGGACGCACTGATAGGCCTCGCGCGAAATGGGGGACGTCCGCAGGGCAAGTCGCAGGTTCTAACGGCTCGTGAGCTGGCCAACTTCTGGAGCGTATCGCGCCAGGGCGATCTTGAGCATAGGCTGTGGGATCTTCATGATCGGCTCCGGGCGAACATCATCGTCCCGCCTGAGTCGGCCCTGACGGACGTTTCCCGCGGCCCCCGGCGCGGCGCTTCGAAGCAGCACGTGGAGGCCCTACGCAAGCTGGAGACGCGAAAGGTCGAGCGCCTCAGAGTCAGCGAATCTCCGGAGAAGCGCTTGTCGAGCGGGACGGAAGCTGAGCAGAGGTTGCGCGAGCTTCTCGGAGGCGACCCGGCACCGGGCGAGTGGTATGTCAGGGTGATATCCAAGGCGCGCTACTGGGAGTGGCTCAATCTCTATATCGGCTTTCTCACCGCCGCCTCGGATGATGCGGCGACTGAGAATGAAGCACGTAGGCAGGCCAAAGAGGAAGCCGAGGGCCGCGACGCCTTCCCGGAGGTGCCAGAGATTCCGAAAGACTCGAAGAAACAGTGGGACGGGTTTCACATGACGAAGCACGGACGACGAGGCCGAGAAGCCGGAACGCAACCCGACTCCGCAGAGCCCTAGCTGGACGGTCTGCAACATGGCTGGTGTGCCACCTCAAGCAGCAGACTGATGGCACCCCCACCCGGTCTAGGATGCGGCTCGTGCAACGTTCGATGCTGCCCATTGCCTGCCAGCCAGGCGCTCTCACAGGTAGCCAGAAGGCGCCGTGTGTGGTATAATGCAAACGTGAGTTCTGTGGCACTGACACCGAAAGATGTGGCGCAGGAAGTGGAGCGCCTGGCGGCGGAGTCGGAGTACGGCTACGTGCACGTCGTGGTAGCCCGCGGCCGGATCGAGCGCATTGACCGCTGCGTCCAGATCAAGGGCGCCGGTGGGCCATCGCGGCCTGTTGCGGCGCCGAGGGGTGCTGACCGGGATTGAGCGGCTGAAACCAAGATAGCCGGTAGCGCCGAGCGAACAACGCAGGCGAGCTTGCTCCCCAAAACGGGGTGGGCTCGCCTGCTTGCATTAGGAGAGGACGGAATGAGCCAACTGCCGGAACGCGCAACGACCGGGATCGCGACCGAACCACGGGAGATCGCGGGCCTTCGTCCCCACCCCCGCAACTACCGGCGCCATCCGGAGCACCAGCTCCTGATCCTGCGGGAGAGCCTCCGCGTCCACGGCCAGCAGAAGCCGGTGGTCATCACTCCCGACGGCACGATCCTCGCCGGCCACGGACTCGTCGAAGCGGCGCAGGCCGAGGGATGGGCGGAGATCGCGGTCCACGTCTACGACGGCCCGTACCCCGAGGCTTTCCTGGCCATCGACAACCGCGCCAGCGATCTCGCGGAGGATGACGAGACGGCTCTGGCCCAACTCCTGAAAGACCTGGAGGCCCAGGATCAGCTCGACGCCGCCGGTTGGGGACAAGATGACTTGGACGAGTTGCTACTCCGCCTGGAGGTCGAAGAGAAGCGCGGGAAGGAGGAGACCTTCGACGTCGCCGCCGCCCTGGAAGCCGAGCCCGAAGGCCCCACCCGCGTGCAGCCCGGAGATCTGTGGGCTCTGGGCCGGCACCGGTTGCTGTGCGGCGACGCCACCGAACCAGCCAACTGGGAGCGCCTTCTGGCGGGGAGAGATGCCCAGGCGATCATCACCGATCCGCCTTACGCCGTGAACTACGTCGGCGGCCGCGCCGCCCAGGAGGAGCGCATCGCCAAGGCCCGGCGGGGCGTGGAGGAGCCCTCGGATGCCTACTGGGACGACCTGACGCCGGAGGCCTACCGCGAGCTGCTGACCTCCAGTCTCTCCCTCGCCCACCAGCACAGCGATGAGAAGGCCCCGCTGTACCTCTGGTTTGCGTCCACGCATCTGCACGACGTGCTCCACTGCATGAACGAGACCGGCTGGCAGGAACGCAACTTGCTGGTCTGGGTCAAGAACAACGGCGCCGGGGCGCTCTTCGCCCAGTACAAGCACTGGTACGAGCCGCTCTTCTATGCCCACAAGCAGGGGCAGGCGCCCCGCTGGCATGGCCCGACGAACGAGCGCACGGTGTGGGAGCACGACAAGCCGGCCACCAACGACTTGCACCCCACCATGAAGCCCGTGCTTCTCATCGAGCGCGCCATCGCCAACAGCACCGAGCCGGGGCACCTGGTGCTCGATCCCTTCCTGGGCTCGGGGACGGCGATCATCGCCGCCGAGCGCCTGGCCCGGGCCTGCTACGGCTTTGACCTGGACGCGCGCTACTGCGACGTGATCCTGGCCCGGTGGGAGTCCTTCACCGGGCAAGAGGCGGTGAGAACAGATGGCTAGACCGGAAAGGCCGGTTGACCTGAAGCTAGTGGAGGACCTGGCCCGCATCCAGTGCACCGATGCCGAGATGGCGTCCATACTGGGATTCAGCATCGACGGATGGCGCAAGCGGGTGCGGCGATCCAAAGAGTTAGTCGACCTCATAGAAAAGGGCAAGGAAGCGGGCCGATCCTCGCTGCGCCGCCTGCAATGGAAGAGCGCCACCAACGGCAACATCGCCATGCAGATCTGGCTGGGCAAGCAGTACCTGGGCCAGCGGGACGTGCAGAGCACGGAACTGACCGGGGCCAAGGGCGAGCGGCTCATCCCGGCCGAGACGGTGATCAGCCTTGACGACGATGCGCGAACACTCCTCCGACAGCTCAGAGCGCGACTTCCTCGCGCAAGCCAGTCTTGACCCGGCGGCCTTCGCCTGGCTGGCGAGCCGGGGAACTTGGCGGATCGCGCCCCACCTGGACCTGCTGGCCGAGCGGCTCCTGGACGTGGCGCAGGGGAAGCTGAAGCGGCTGCTGATCCAGATGCCGCCCCGGCACGGCAAGAGCGAGTTCACCAGCGCACACTTCCCGGCCTGGTACCTGGGCACTTTCCCGGAGAGGCGAGTCATCCTGGCCAGCTACGAGCACGACTTCGCCGCCTCCTGGGGAGCCAAAGCCAGGGATCGTTTCGCCGAGTATGGGCCAGCCCTCTGGCGGCTCTGGGTCAGGCGGGATAAGCAGGCGGCCGATGACTGGCAGATCGCCGGGCACCAGGGCGGGATGGTATGCGCCGGAGTGGGCGGCCCCATCACCGGAAGAGGCGCGAACCTGCTTGTGATCGACGATCCCGTCAAGTCGGCCGAGGAAGCCGACTCCGAGACCTACCGAGAGCGCGCCTGGAACTGGTACCGGTCCACCGCCTACACGCGCCTGGAGCCCCAGGGCGCACTGATCCTGATCATGACCCGGTGGCATGAAGACGACCTGGCGGGCCGAGTGCTAACCGAAGCCGCCAAGACCGGGGAGGCGTGGGAGGTCATCAACCTGCCCGCCCTGGCCGAACCCGGCGATATCCTCGGGAGGGCGGAAGGTGAGGCGCTCTGGCCGGAGCGCTACCCCGCGCAGGCCTTGAACGAGATCCGCGAGGCGGTGGGGCCGTACTGGTGGAGCGCGCTCTATCAGCAGCGGCCGTCCCCTCCCGAAGGGGCCTTGTTCAGGCGCGAGTGGTGGCGCTACTGGAAGCCGGAGGACCTTCCCCAGGACTTCGACGAGGTGCTCTGCTCCTGGGACATGGCGTTCAAGGGCGACGACAGCAGCGACTACGTGGTGGGCCAGGTCTGGGGGCGGGTCGGCGCGACCTTCTACCTGCTCGACC